GTCGAAGAAACTTTTTGCTTTCATTGTTCTTTTTATTTTTAGCATTAACTTTTCGCTTGTTAAGCACTTATTTATTATCTTTGCACCCAAATTTTCATTCGATGCGGCAATTACTTTTCGTATTGCGTTGCAAAGATAGAGCATATTTCTGTAATGACCAAACTTTTTACAGAAAAAATTGCGGTAAAAATAAAATTAAAATTAAATATGATTGAAAATCAGACAATTAAAGAGCGGCTAATCGCTTATATCCGATATTTAGGTATCGGACAAGGGAAATTTGAAGCTAATTGCGGGCTTGCGAATGGCTATGTGAATAACATTCGCAAGTCAATTACGCCCGAAAAACTACAGCAAATAGCTCTGTGCAACCCCGACCTTAATACAGGTTGGCTGATGACGGGCGAGGGTGAGATGTTGCGCTCCTCCGTCATTCAGAAAGGAGATAACAACAATAACCAACAGGGCAATGGCAATACTTATAATAGCTCATCAACGCTTGATAAGGCTCTCGATGAAATCTCGGAAATGCGGAAGCTGTTGGCGGAGTCTATTCGCAATAACAAAGAGCAAGCGGATAACTTCTTCGCCATAATAAAAGGACTGCAAAAATGATAGAGGTTAATTATAAATCATTCTTTGATAGATACACAACTGAAGAATATCATCACGGCATTTTTATTCCCGAAGATGTTATATTGAAATATTTTGGTGGTTTAGTTCATCCAAAGACCATCAAAATTCGCGATACTATTTATGAAGAAATCGAACAGAACAAAAGAAGTTACGAAGATAGAGAAGATGATTATCAAGCCGTCAGCGAGCTACGACTAAGCGGAATGGCATTTGATAAACAGAATGATTTTGATAATGCTATATCTGCATATAAAGAAAGCATTGCAAAAGGCGAGGCATCACGCTTTGACCTTTTCCATGCTTATGCTTATTCATACGAAAGAATAATTATCATTTTACATAAAGCAAAGAGATATAAAGAAGAAGCGCATTATATCGCTTGCTATATGAATTATAATATTGGCTCTCATAAAATTGAGAAATACACAAATCGTCTCATAAAATTAAAATCTAAATATGGACTACAACAGAATGATTATTGACCTTTTGAAAGATTATATTTCGGGGTCAGAGATAAAAGAAAGGCTCGATAAGGCGCAAAAGACGCTCGCTGTTGAGATTGACCGCCGCAAGGTGAATAATGAGCCATGCGAGGAGATAAACGCGCTCTACGAAGATATTATGTGGCTCAAATGTGAAGTATTATCTAAATAATAAATAATGAATATGAGAAAGATTTTATCATTCATCGGCATTGCGATATTTGCGCTATCCTTTGCCGCTTGTGGCTCTGATGACGATGAGCCAGCAACAGACGCTTCGGTTGAGGCATCCGCAAAATTTAATGGTCAATGGAAGAGCGAGGACGGTATAGAGATTTATACCTTTACCTCTTATTCAGCAACAAAAGAGATTACAAGCACCTACGGCGTAGGAATGACATTCAACGGAACGTTGCATACTTCTTATAATGGCTCTTTCAATTCAGAGCTTGATTATTTCTATATGGTAAAGCCCGACGAAAAGAAACTCTGCGCTTGGAGTATGACGGACGATAAATCGCATTGGTCGCCTGTCATCTATAAGGAGTTCAAATATGAGTTCTCTGATAACTCAACGCTTATACTTGATGATACAGATTATACTTTCGGGAAAGAAACGTTTATTAAGCAATGAGCAGACGGCGGGCATACAGCGAACAGACCCTTGCGATAATGCAGCGGTATTTCTCGGCTTTTGACGCTGCAAAGTCGAACAAGCTCTTTACCTCCGTGACGGCGTTCTGCGAGGGCTATCATATCGACAAGCGGCATTTCTACGCACAGAGGGCTGACCTCGGCAAGGGCTATTTCGAGGTGTCGTGGCTCGTGCCGCTCATCGAGGACTACGGCGTTTCCTCCCTTTGGCTGCTCACGGGCAAAGGCACTATGTTCGTGCAATAGCACATCAATTTGCCGACATCAGCAAAATGATACCATAAACAATGGCGGCAATCATCACGACTGCCGCCATTGCCCTTTCCAGAAAACCGCATCCCTGCGGATAGAAAGCAACTTACTACTAACTAAAAACCAAATAACTAACCTTAAACCTAAATCATTAGTCGTATGAAAAGAAAATTATTCGTCAGATGAAACGCCGCACGAGCTTCAAGAGCGGTTTGCGGAACGTATAGGCGAGCAACGCTATAAGCACCGCCAGCAGGGCGGAAAAGTATTTCAGACGGAACGACTGCCACGCCGTGAGTTCCTTTTCGACCGTTACAGGCACTTCGACCCTCTTGTCAACATAGACGATGCTGTCCTTGCGCTCGACCGTCCTGTCAACAGGCACGGGCTTCCTCTGCGGCTTCGTCTGCAACGAATGGAACAGCAAACCGTCCGTGGTGATGCGAGCGTCAGAGACGGCGTATTCGTTTTCGAGGTGGCTTGCGCTGTCCTTGACAACCTTTTCAGCGGTCTGCATCGGTATCTCGATATAAGCGGTGTCATGGATATAGAAACGCTCATATCTCGTCTCCAAGTGCGTTTCTTGGCTCTCCTGCTGAACTATCTTGCGAGCCGTGCCGCAAGCCGTCAGAAGCGAGGAAACGGCGCAAATCGCAAGCGTTATGGTTATATGCCTCCTCATAGTGATTGTATATATCTGATTATCCCCTTGACGTGAACGTCGATTATTGTCTCTTTGCCCTGCTCCGACAACAGCCACTCCACATCATCCTTGTTGTCTTGGAAGAGGTTTTCAGTCAGCACGGCAGGGCAGAGCGTGTCACGGCAGATGGCGAGGTTCTGCCTCCAATACGGCTCTTGGGGCGAGTACTTGCGCACTTTCAGCCCTGCAAGCTCCGCCTGTCGGATAAGGCAACCAGCCAGCACGCGGCTCGATGCCGATGCGTTGAGCGAGATATGCGCCGACCATCCCCTTGCGTCGTGCCATTTGCCGTCCGACCCTGCGGCGTTGCAGTGTATCGGCACAAGCAGGGCGTTCCGTGCGCCCACCTTGCGGCAAATGGCGTTGGCGCGTCTGCACCGCTCGGATAGCCGTATGTCGCTCTCCTCGGTAACGATACGCTCCGCATCGTAGCCCTGCGCCTGTAACTCTTTCTCAACTCGCCTCGCAATCTCCCTTGCGTAGGCGTATTCCCTCAAACGTCCGTCGGGCGACCGCTTCCCTGCGGTGTCGCTGCCGTGTCCTGCGTCAATCAATATCTTCATCGTCTTTCTCTTTTTCCTTTTTCTTTTTCTGTTCCTCAAACCGCCGCAATACTTCACGGGCTTGCTCTATCTGCTCATCAGTGACGCGCCCACTGTCTTTCAGTTCTTCGAGATGAACGTCAAAGTGCCGCTCGGTCTTGTCAACCATAATCTTTTGCAGCAACCGCCAAAAGCGGCTGTCCGCCTCGTTGCGGCAGCTGCTCTCGTTCTCCAATATCGACCACGCCTGCTCGAAGCATATAACGCCCGTGACGATGTATGAGAGCGGCACGGAAACGTGGACGAACACCCAATGCTCCACGAGGTATGCGAGAAGTATGAGCCATAGCCGCTTGGGGATGGTCTGCTTGATGACCTTGCCGAATGCGAAACTTGTGAACTTCGCTTTCCTGCGCTGCGCCTTGTCGGGATAGCGGTTATGTACTCGCTTATCGAGTTGGTACGCCGTGAAAGCGTCATAGACGATGAATATCACCGCCACGATTATCAGAGGGAACGTAGGTCGGAACTCACCCACGAACCAGCCCACCACGCCCCCGATGAGGGCAAAGAGGGCTTTCGGAAAACTCATCACGCCGCCCATGTCAACCTCCCTATCAAGCGTCCGACAATCACGCCGCCCACTGTCAGGGCGAAGTCCACCCAATCCCACTTGCCGCCCCATAGCTTGTCTTTGAGTTCGAGGGTAGCCGCCACGCCCACGCCTGCGTAGGCTGCGCAATAGTCGCTATCGGCAAATAAGCCGATGAGCAAACCTCCAATGGCGTGCTTCCAGCGGTTGCTCTCTTTGAGCCATTCAAGTATCTTATTCATTGCCATTCAATTTTCTTACAAAGGTATCTATTTTCGTGCGTAACAAGCACCAAATGAGGCAAAAAATTATATCTTGCCCTGCAATTCATTGATGCGGTCTCGGATTTCCTGCCGCTCATTATGCAAGGCTGTCATGTCGTAAGGCAATGCCTCACCTATCAAAGAGGCTTCATAGCATTTGATTACCTTGTAATCCGATGAATAGAGCGTGTCTTTAAGCTCGCTTACCTCCTTACGGATTTTCTGCACATCGAACTTCCGCACATACTCATAGGCGATGTGGTCGCCAGCGTCATAGGGCTTCGGGATGATTATGTAATCCTCATCATCGCTCATCAGCTGCGCTTCATCCAAATCGTCCACAGGCTTCCATTCTTCGGAAAGCCGCTCTATCTGCTCTTCAACGGAAATGGTCTTTTGCTTGACATTCCCATCGCCATCCTTATAGTTCTCTACGGTCGGCTCAATGGCTTTTGCCCTAAGGTAGCCGTCCTCCATGTATCCGTATATCGTCATATTCGTAAATATTTAATATTTCCAACGTGAAACGAGCCACGCTTCTTTCTTCGTGGTAGTGTCTCCCGAAGTGATATATCCTATCGTGAAGATGAACATACCGCCTTGCCCCTCCCCGAAGTCGTAATAGTCATTCTCGCTGCTATCGTCATAAATGGAATGTCCCGTTATCGGCTTGAATGTCATTTTGCCAGTCCACCATTGCTTGACGAACACGACTTGCCCCTCTGTCGGACTTGACGGCAGATAGACGGTCGCCGTTGCGGAGGTGTAGCCGATAATCATTGTGTCGCTGCCACTCAGATAGGTGGTGCTGTCGCTTGACCCTGTTATGCACTTGCGCCCCAACACCAAACCGCCAGCGAAAAGATTATAGAAGAAACCGCCGTAGGCAGGAGCTGTGCCGTTATTGCTTGCCCTGCCATACACGCCTGCGATAATGGTCTCTTCGGCATTGACCGCCCATGTCGATTTATCCACGTTTGCAAAGCCCAATCCGACAATCGCCCCTCTATGGGTATATCCCGAAGAAGATGGCATTCCGTTAGTCCCTGCAAGGTTAGCGAATATCCCTGTGGGCGACATATAGGCAGTGCCTGTCGAATAGTTCGGCGCATCCTTTGCGTTAATCTCTATATTCCCGCCGTTGGCATCAAGCAATATCTTTGAGCCGAGGGAGCTAATCATCGTATAATCGCCGCCAGAGGAATTTGATTGCAGATATATCTTCCCTGTCTTGCCGTTCAAGTACATGGCAGGGTTGTTGCCTACTGTCATGGATGACCGTATCTGCTCATCGGAAAAGTAGAACCCTGCAATCAGAGCCTCGCCAAGCACTTTCAGTTTCTCCTTGATTGTGGCGTTGCTCATAATCAGCGTGGCGGCTTCCTTATTGTTCCAATCAAGGTAGGTGTCGGAACTGCCGAGATGCAGGGCGTTGTTCAAGAGGTCGAGAAACGAGATGCCGTCCGTGCTGACAATCCTGTCGGTAGTGATGCGCCCAGGCAGTATCTCCGTGAAGCCATACAGCGACACATAGCTGCGTTCTCCGTCATTCTCCGAGTTAAGAACGCCCACAAGGAGGTGGTAATAATCCGTCACGTCATCCATCGCAATCGCCGTCTCGGAAAGCAGAAAATCGCCCTTTGCCGTGGTGTCCTCACGGCTCACCTTTGCGTAGAGGTAATACTTCTTCGTGCCATCGTCAAGCACGGGCGAAAGATATTCCGCCATCTCCCAAACCTTATATTCGCTGTCGCCGTGACTGCTCGATATAGAATTGATGCCCAGCGTCATGTGTTGCAGGAAACCGTGAGGACACGAGAGCTGCTTGTTCTCTTGGTCGTAGGCGATATTGAAAACGACCTGCGTCAAATCCTCTTGGCTCGTGACGAAGCGGAACTGCAAGCTCTCATCGCCTATCAACGCCGCCATTGTCTGCACGGCAACGGGATTGACGCTCTCGGAGAAGTTAAGCAGGGAGCTGTCAAGCAGCTCTATCGTTTCGAGCGCATCACGGAAACGCCGCTTGGTGAAGCTGATGATGCTTTTCTTCGTGTCATCGATGACGACCTCTTGATTGTCTATCTCCTTGAGCTGCGAAGAAACGCCCTTGCCCGATACGGAGTTTGAAATTTCAAGAGTGGGAGAATAGGGACTGTTCACATAATCCTTGATACCTGTAATGCGTATAGACATCCCTTCGGGAGCGAACTGCGTATCAGAGAAAAGGATGTAACCGCCCACTTTCAGCTTGCCGCCAACAGAGAGCCAGTTGCGCTTTGCCCACAAGCCTTGCAGCTCGCCCGAAAAGGTGAATTTCTGGTCTTCGCTCTCATATAGCTTTCGGGCGCACTCTCTGAACATATCCCAGCTTGCGCCCGTCTTGTCATCATTGTTGCAGATATAGCTATCGGGTAGCATGATACCGAAGATAGCATAAGTATCACCCTCCACGGGCTTATACGTCTCATTCGGCATCGTAACGCCGTCTATCTCCTGCGGCACAAGCTCGAAACGCCGCTCCGCGTGCTTGTACTTGAACTCAAACTCCTTGTCATCGCCCGCCAACATCCCCGATTGAAATATGATTGTAGGGGTCTCGCCCTCGATGATATAGTCATTGAAGTTAAGGGCTTCGGGTATCGAAGTGTCGAGGAAATCATAGAAGTTCTTGTCGGCATCGGCGACCTCTACGCCACTGACCGTGCCGACACGCGAGGGATAAATGTCGGAACAATCCAAACTATCCTCTTTAACCGCATCGCTCACCTTGTCCGTGCGCTCTATATAATAGCCGTCCGCATCGCTCGTGTACGTCCTGCCCTCGTATTCGAGGCTTTGCGACTTCGGCAGAAGCAGCTCCGCAGAGCCATACTTCGAGCGGTCAATGTTCCTGTCGCCACCCTGCGCATACATCCTCTTTATCGGCAACTCATCGCTTTCGGTCGTTCTGCCGACACCAGGCACAAAGCCATTTCCCTTTCCATAAGACAAAGGCAGGGGGTCGTCCTTGAAATACTCCACCTTGTGCAGGGAAATCACATGGTCAACAATCTCCCATTCGGTCTCGAACTCATCCGCAATGCTTTGAAGCGCGTCATCAATGTAAGTATGGTTGAACTCTATGGTCTTTTCGGAAGCGTCAAGACAAACGCCCACGCTCCATACCTCGCTGCCCTCCCTTTCGTTAAGATTGGCGACAATCTCCTCTATAAACTCATGCGGCTTCGCACATAGGGAGTATTTCAGACGGCGGTCAACGCTGTTGCGGAGCTTATACAAGCCCAGCTTATCCTCATCCTGCCCCATGGTGAGGTTGTATTCGATTTTGCGTTCTCCGCTCTTCTTCAAGTTGGCGGCTTGACCTAACACGAATTTCTCATTTTGGAACTCGCACCAAGCACCTATCGGAATGTCTATATATTCCGATAAGTAGAACTTCAAGACAAGCTGCGGCTTCTCCATGAGGGAGCGATAACGGTAGCTGTTATCATCAACCTCTATATCGTAGCTCTTTTCGCCGCAATGCAGTGTTATCATATATCTTCGCTTTATTCTTTCTTATAATTGAAAAACCTGCGCCCAAACGTCCTCACGCTGACATAGTACAAGAACGCAATATGCGCATATAGGACGGCTCTGAAAGGGCTTGTCTCACGCTGCCATACAAGACGCAGCATATTGGAGAAAAGCCGCCTGTCGGCTCGCTTCCGCTGCTCCGCACCGCCTCCCCTGTCGTAATCGTCATCGTGCATACAGCAAGCGGCATAGAAATACTTTGCGAGTGGCGGCTTGAACCATTTGAGCCAGCCCGAAGAGCAGCCGCAACCGTTACTCATCCGCCCCAAGAAGTTTAGAGTAGTCAACGCCGTCTTTCTCCGTCCACCCCTCCTGCAACGCCGATTGGATGTAAGCCACCGCCTTTGTGTAGAAGTCAGTGAAAGCGGAGAGAGCCGTGAACGTGTGGTACACGGCGTTGCCGTCAGCGTCCTCGCCCA